AATAATCCACGAATTTTTAAATGTCCGCCCTCGCATGTATGCTAGTGGAGCAATCTCTATATATTTTTCTTCTAGCAGACGCAATACCTCTTGTGGTTTATAATACTCCTCTATAATATCAAAGATGGGTCTAGTCCATGGTTCCATCTTCTGATTTAATGTGCCCGGCAAAAATCCATGTTGCTCGTCATCAACACCTACTGCGGGTCTAGTAATAACAATTTTAGAACATTCGCCTGTTCTAAATGCTTTTAGTGCGGCCAACACAGCCAGCATAGTTTTGCCTGTGCCTGCCGGGCCTGATGCAAATACTATTAAGCGTTGGGGATTTTGTAAAAGATCTATGTAAGTTTCTTGGTTTAAACTTTTGGGGATTAATTGAATATCACGACGTTGTTTTTGATACGAATCTATCTGTACTACTTGTAATTGTGCTGCTTCGCTACGGCGACGTTTGCTCAAAACTACCTCCTTTAGAAATGGTGGATTTGCCATGGCCCGAGCTCCTACTGCTAGTGGGCTTGGCGTCTTCTTTATCAAGTCCACGCAAATATTTAAGAAATATAAATTAGAGCTAAAACTGTGTGTTTATTAGTATTTTTTTATGCTAAGTATTAGACCGTAGTAATTCATAAGCTACAATTTCTTAATAGAAATCAAATAATTATTAGCTAAATAACTAATATTGAAATAAGTTTCTATGCCAACAAATATTAAAGACGTATTAGAAAATACGAAAACTATATCGCTAACAGACAGCGCAGTTAATACCCTTTTGGACTTTGAGCGTGTAATTGATGAGTTAGATACCTATACATTTGCTAATTGGAAAAAAGGCGAGCTAGTAGTTGGCCCAAAATACGAAAAATATTTCGTTACTTGCACATTTATGTGGCCGTATAAATTAATGCCCGATCCCAGAGGAGGCGAGCGTTTATTAGAATACGGCTGCGAAGTTAAGTACAAAAAAGATCATTTACAATACCCAGTTAAAGTTAAAGATCCTAAAGATTTTAAGCCTGGTACCAAAGTTCCTAAGATGAATCGTGTGCCAATTTGGCTAGTAGAAATCATAATGCCTAAGCAGTTAATGCAAGAAATTAACCAAGGAAGTGTTGAGCTCGAAGCCGGCAAAGTAGATGCCGAAGATATCGAGCAAAGTTACGAAGAAGGATTAGACGATAACATGTACAAAACCGAAGCTGAAGCACCAGTTAGTGCTAGCCAAGGTACAGACAATGCACCACAAGGACAACAAAATGCCGGCCCACCACCATTCTAATATTACCGAAGGATTAGAAGCAAATGATCTAAAACGACTAGTTCATAACGAGCTTCATATTGACGAATATAAAAGTAAGCTAGGCAAAGACGAAGATGTTATTGTTATAAGTTTCAAAGTTGCTGGTAAAGAACCAGCAGCAGATCTAGTTAATTTTATCGAAAAAGGCTACGGCTGGGTAATTGATGCAGATATCAGTGCCGGCGAATTAGACGATGGTGATTTTATTGTTTTTGTTGAAGCAGATAGAGAACCTGCCGCAGCTGAAAATATTATTTCTATGCTAGAAGACATTATGCGTCTAACAGACCAAGACTTAGCGGATTGGCGTTTGCTTACTAGATCTAGTCCCGAAGAACACGAGCTAACAGTAGAAGCTATACAATCATTGGTTCCTCTTTCCACAGAGGATTATCTACGAAGATATGGAAACAAAGCACTTGATGAAATGCGGGCGGCGGCTGGTGTTAATGTAACAACCAAAGCACCAAAAAACGACCATACACAATCAATACGTGCTTTAGCTGGAATACTTTAATTTAAAATTCAATGTTTGATCTTATTACGGTTGTTTTTCGACCCGAAGTACTATACCTCAAAATTCAAGCCAAATCAATTGAAAACTATTTCCCCGACGATCAGATAAAAAATATCTACATAATTGTAAATGACAATGATGACGTTGTTGATTTAATAGATAAATCCTGGTACGGAAAATATGCAGATCGTGTGATTGTTTATCCTTATTCAGAGTTTGGATATATAAATCGTGTTGGCGGTTGGGACAATCAACAATTATGTAAAATACTAGCAGCATCACGCTCACAATGTGAGTGGAGCATTGTATTAGATGCTAAAACGTTTTTTGTAAAGCCATTTAAAAAAGAATTCTTTATTGATCCAGATAATCGAGCATGCACTCACCGATTGCGTCCATTTACTGAATTTGAGTCGGCTGGGGCATTTGTTGAAAAATTCTATAATATTGAATTTGACTATGTAATAGGTCCTGGCGGAGTTCCATTTATTTTTCATACTCCAACTGTATTATCATTAATAAAAGATACCGAAGTATTATCTAAACAGAATTTCATTGATTTTTTCCTAGATAATGTTTGCTACCCAAATTTAATTACCGAGTTCTATCTATACTCAGCATATGTAAAATACAAGCACGGAGATATACGAGCCTTGTACAACGATAAGCAACGTTGGGACTGTGTAAATATTGCTGAATGGGAAGTTGAGAACTTCGACGAGCTATTCATAAAGATGCAAAAATTTATGGCTCTAACTGTAAGTATAGCATCAAAAGCATGGGTTTTGCTTACACCTGAGCAACAAGTTTCGTACCTAGAATTTCTAAGCAAGAAGAATCTGCTTACCGACGTCCAAAATACTCAAAAAAAGCTAAATACTGTTATCAATTAACAGTATTTTTATGTGGCTTTTACATTTATTACCTGATAGTTTAATACTCTTCTTTACCTACTGCATGATAGGTGCAGGTGTAATTGGCTTGCTAGTTAGCTGGTTTATTACTTTTATTCCCTTTATCAATATCTATAGGAAATGGATACAGATTGCTAGTATCTTGTTGCTAGTCAGCGGCATTTACTGGTACGGCGGTTATACAGTAGAAAAAATATGGCGTGATGAAGTAGCTAAGTTAGAAGAAAAAGTGCAGGCCGCTGAAGCAAAGAGCGAAAAAACAAATACTGTCATTAAAACTATATATAAAGATCGCGTTAAAGTTGTAAAACAAGACGTGGTTGTAGTTAAAGAAAAAATTAAAGAAGTAGAAAAACTAATAGACAAAGAATGCACAGTTTCGCCTGAAGCTATTAATATTTTAAATTCAGCAGCTAAACCTCGAAAAGGTACAGTTGAAGTTGGGCCATTGACACCCGCAGGAGATAAGAATTGAAATACGTATTAATACTTTCTTTATTACTTGCAGGATGTTCGACTACTGTTCCTGTTAAACATCGATTCCCCAACGTGCCAGAAGAGCTGAAACAAGAGTGTCCTGATTTAAAAGAGGTCACCGAAGGAACTACAAAACTAAGCGAAGTTCTAGGTGTAGTAACTGAAAACTACGGACAGTATAAAGAGTGCCAGATTCGTGTTGATATGTGGAACGATTGGTACGAAAAACAAAAAAAGATATTTGACGAAGCATACAAATAAAGGAGCACACAATGTCAGAAGTTCATGAAGCCATTAAAGAAAGAACAGGTTGGATTATTACTTTCCTTGCTGCCTTTCTTGCTATCACCTCGCTATTAGACGGAGGAAATTCTTCCGACATTCTAAACAAGACCATTGAAGCCAATAATTTATGGTCTTTCTACCAAGCTAAGAGTGTTAAAGGTTCTATCGCCGAATTAGCCTACGAAAATGCTGTTGAAAGACACGATCGAGCAAAAGCCGACAAACTAAAAGCCAAGATTGAACGTTACGAATCAGATCCGGCCACAGGAGAAGGTAAAAAAGAACTAATGGCACGAGCCCGAACTATTGAAGCAGAAAGAGCAGTTGCTGAGCAACGCAGCCCTTGGTACACTTATTCAAATGCATTTTATCAAATTGCAATTGTTATATTAGCAGCATCTATGCTGACCTACAGTAGAAAAATGTATTGGATAGGAATTGGACTTGGCGGTATCGCAATATTGCTAATGACACAGGGTGCCTTTTTATGGTTACCATTTAACTTATAGGAAAATAAAATATGGAATTAACTAAAGATCAATTAAAACAATTATTACCAAAAAACCCATATATTGACCATTGGCATCGCGCACTAAGTCAATTATTGCCGGATTACGAAATTAATACTCCGCAACGTATTGCTGCATTTATGGCGCAATGTGCTCATGAGTCGGGTGGATTTATTTTCTTGACAGAAAATTTAAATTATAAGGCAGAAAGCCTTATGAAGGTTTTTCCAAAATATTTTCCGGACATGAGTTTGGCCAAACAGTACGAAAAGAAGCCAGAAAAAATTGCTAACAGAGTCTATGCTAATCGTATGGGCAATGGTGACGAAGCAAGCGGAGATGGCTTTAAGTATCGCGGTCGCGGCTTAATTCAATTAACTGGTAAAACAAACTATTCATGGTTTGCAGCATCTCTAGAAATTAGTCCAGAAGAAGCAGCCGAATACACACAAACATTTGAAGGTGCTGCACAATCAGCATGCTGGTTCTGGGAAACAAATAAGCTAAACAAAGAAGCAGATGCAGGTGATATCAAATTGATGACTAAGAAAATCAACGGCGGATATATCGGCCTAGATGATCGTATTAAACACTACAACCATGCTCTGCATGTATTAGGAGTACATTAATGAAATATTTTATTGTTCTGGCATTATCGCTGTTTTTGCTAGGCTGCGAAGAACGGTATCGATACCCTTGTCAGGATCCTGAAAACTGGGACACAAAAGAATGTAAAAAACCGTTCTGTAGTGCAAATGGTACATGCCCTGAAGATTTAACTCCTTACGAAAAAGATAAAGTAGGAGGCACTCCAGGAAATTCAAACTTACAGCCTGCCCCGCAGGCACCAAAAAAAGGAGATTGTAAATGATTAACGAGTTATGGTCGGGTGAAAGATATACCACAGAAGAATTAAATGCTAGATTAAAATTCTTTATTGGTATCGTGTTAGGTTGTACATTATTTGGTATTGTGTTTGTTGTTCTATACAGCCTTATTTTTGTTACACAGCCAATGAATGGAATGAGTCCAGTGGATAACAAGTTCTTTGAGCTTATTATTCCCATTGCTACATTCTTGACCGGTACGTTATCTGGTATTATGTTAGCCGGTGACGATAAGGAATTAAGAGCTAAAGCACTAGAAGCAGCTAACAAGCCTTATACTCCCCCACCACCACCTCCACCAGCTCCAGTAAGCAGCGGCTTTGGGGGCTCACCATTGGGTGGCAATACTATGAGCGCCGCTCCTAGTTCTTTTGGTGGTTTAGGTGATCTAGGAATGCCAATGGTGGCAACCGTTGCAGCTGGCTTTGGCGGTAAAGAAGCTCCAGCACAACCAGCTCATCCGGAAATATGATACAATTTATTGTAAAAATGCTTTCCGGGGAAAGCGAAACTAATCCTAGCAGCAAGAGAGTCATTACATTTTTGGCTTTCTTGTTAATAGCTGTAGCGTTCTTTGCGGAATTATTTTTTGAAAAGAAAGTAAGTCCGCAAACATTTGACGCAATAAGCTATATAGTATTAGGGGGATTGGGATTTACAGCATCAGAAAAATTTTCTAAAAAGGATACAACAAAATGAAAAAACTACTAGCACTTGCATTAATCGCAATGATGCCACTGGCATTCGCAGCAGAGGAGAAAAAAGTTTGCGTTAAAGAAATGGACGCTAAAACTAAAAAAGAAAAAGAAGTTTGCAAAACAATTAAGGTTCATAAGAAATTAGAAGGAACCAAAATTGAAGATGCAAAAAAAGACGCAAAGAAGTAATTGTAATTAAATTATAACAACGGTCAATGCTCTAAAGTATTGACCGTTTTCTTTTTGTATTGTATAATACTAGTCTATGACCCATTACGCAACACTAGGCGTATCCGAATCTGCTAGTCAGGACGAAATAAAAAAAGCATACCGAAAACTGGCTATGCAGCATCATCCTGACAAAGGTGGTGATACTAATAAGTTCCAAGAAATTCAAAGTGCATACGATGTCATTGGCGACGAACAACGTCGCTCTCAGTACGATGCTGAACGTCGGGGCGGTGTCAGATTTAATTTTAACGGGCAGGATTTCGATGGAGGTATGCCCGGGGGCATGGAGGATATCCTACGCAATTTTGGATTTGCTTTTGGCCCAGGATTTGCTGCCGGTGGCGGCGGTGATCCATTTGGCGGATTTAGGCAACCAAGACGTAACAAAGATATTCAAGTTGATATAGCAGTACCGTTATCAAGCACACTAAATGATCAGCAAAAAACAATTAGTATTCAAACCACTAACGGTGGCCGGCAAACTGTTGAAGTACAAATACCCAAAGGCGTCCGTCCTAATACTACAGTAAAATATCCAGGACTAGGCGACAACTTTTTTGAAAGTCTTGCCCGCGGAGATCTTTTTGTGCGTGTGCATGTGGAAAATGATACTAAATTTCAAATTGATAATTTAGACTTAATATTAACAGCCGAAATAGATTGTGTTCGTGCAATGGTAGGCGATCATATAACCGTACAAGGATTAGACGGGAAACACTTTGAATTAACTATCCCAGCCGGAACACAACCTGGTACTAAATTTCGAATTGCTAATCAGGGACTTTATGCAATGAACCAAAATGTTAGGGGATCGTTGTTAGTCTCTGTTAAAATAAACGTTCCAGTTCAGTTATCAAGCGAACAAAAACAAACTCTTAAAGATCTATTTTTCATTCAATAAATATGGATATGCTACAGACCAATCCCGAAATTGATCACGTAATTGAAGAAGCTACACAACTAGCTATTAAATTAAGTCACGAATATGTGACTTTGGAACATGTATTCTTATCGATGATAAGATACGAGCCGTTTAAAAATCTTTTAACAGATTATGGGATTGATATTAATTCCCTTGACAATGATTTGGATGCATATCTACTATCCCAAATTGATTTGATAGCCAATGGAGAAGATCCGAAAAAGACGCATGCTCTTGAACGTGTGTTTAACCGAGCATTTACGCAGGTACTATTCAGTTCAAGAACGCACATCACATTAATTGATTTATTTTTAAGTATTCATTCAGAGAATAATAGTTATGCACACTACTTCATGACCAAGTATGGCATTGAACGAGCTAAACTAGTTGATTTATATAATAAAACATATAAAAGTGACAGCAGTAAAACTATAACAGATACTTCAAGAGCAGATAAGGTACTAGAACATTTCTGTACCAATTTAAATAAACTTGCTACAGAAGGAAAAATTGATCCGGTTATCGGACGCGACTATGAGACTAACGAAATCGTTGAGGTGTTAGCTCGCAGGAATAAAAATAACGTTCTATTAATTGGTGACCCAGGTGTTGGTAAAACTGCTATCGCAGAAGGGTTGGCATTAAACATTACGCAAAAAATTGTTCCAGACTATCTACACGACTACACAGTGTATAATCTAGACATTGGCACTATACTTGCAGGTAGTAAGTATCGCGGGGACTTTGAAGAAAAAATACAAGAAATCATTACTGCCCTTACAGTTAAAGGCAAGGCTATTTTATTCATCGACGAAGCACACCAGATGAGAGGTGCAGGGTCAGGTAGCCAAAGTGGCCCAGATTTTAGTAACATGATTAAGCCAGCACTGGCTAAAGGTAAAATTAAAGTTATTGCAAGTACTACTTGGGAAGAATATACACAGACCTTCGAAAAGGATCGTGCGCTAATGCGTCGCTTCCAACGCATTACAGTTGATGAGCCAAGTCCGCAAGTTGCAAAAGATATCCTTAGGGGACTGAAACCAAACTTTGAGAAGTTCCACGGTGGCACTATTAGCGATAGCGCAATCGAAGCGGCTGTAGATCTTAGTGTTCGTTACCAGACTGATAAAAAACTTCCCGACAAAGCAATCGATTTGATTGATGTGTGCTGTGCTCGACGGAAATTAACATCTAAGGGATGGACAATTATAAAACACGATATTGTTGATGCCATTAGCAAAATGACTAAGATACCAGTCGAGCAAATTGGTACAACAGAAAATTCTAAAGGAATAGAACATTTAGAATCAAAAATAAAAACTAAATTGTTTGGTCAAGATTCGGCCGTTGAATCAGTACTTGAAAAGATTTATGTTAGTAGAGCCGGTCTTAAAACTATTAGCAAACCAGTAGGTAACTTCTTGTTCTTAGGACCAACTGGCACTGGTAAAACTGAACTAGCTAAACTGTTGTCCGAAAACCTTGGGATGAAACTACTAAGATATGATATGAGTGAATACCAAGAGCGTCATGCGGTTGCAAAACTAATTGGCGCACCCCCGGGGTATGTAGGATACGATGATGGCAATCTAGGTGGCGGATTATTAATTAGCGATATTGAAAAGAATCCTAACTGCATTATCCTAATGGACGAAATTGAAAAAGCACACCCTGATGTTAGTAATATTTTGCTGCAAATGATGGACGAAGGTACAGTTACATCTAGTAACGGTAAAAAAGCCGATTGCAGAAACTCTATTATTATCTTAACATCTAACCTAGGTGCTGCTGATAATGAAAAACACTCAATCGGTTTTACCACACTAGAAAAAACTGGCGAAGATGATCGAGCTGTTAAGGACTTCTTTAGACCAGAGTTTAGAAATCGGTTAGACGGAGTTGTTAAATTTAATAAACTTGATAAACTCAGTATGAGAAAGATTGTGAATAAATTTATTACTGAGTTAAATGATCTAATGCAGGATAAACAACTACGTGTTCGTTTAACAGAAAAAGCAGTTGATGAGTTAGTAGCTAACGGATTTGACCCTAAAATGGGTGCAAGACCTTTACAAAGAAAGATTAACGATAGTATTAAAGTTCCTTTAAGTAAAAAAATATTGTTTGAAAATATTAATGAAGGAACTACAATCATTGTAGATTTTGCAGATAATGCTTTTGAATTTCAAACCGTAGAAACATCAAATTTTCAACATAGAATAGATGATAATGGATACATCATTTTGGAAGAACCTGTCGCCAAGTATTAAAGTACTGTCGTCATCAAAACAATTTTACAATCAATACTATTACAAACTGGATATAAACGCTCCTGGATGTAAGAGTATTCGTTGTGACGATATTGCTGTTGATATTAGTAAAAGGCAAGAATGGGTTAGAGACTATAAACGACAAGGCTCTTGGTACAATAAACAGTTGTACAAATATCTCAAAGAGTCCGATGTTGGGTTTTTATATAGTCTAAAGGATCTTTATTACGAATATCCTGATGTAAAAATACGCACCGAAGAACCCAAGATATCTGTTTATGCTGCCGATGAACTAATGTTGCAGTCTGTAGCTCGATCAATTGATGCCGATTATAAAGACAAGATAATTTCAATTACCGGGCCAGCAAGCGACGAAATCAAAGCATTACTTAATAAAAATGTTATACTAGTAAAAAATCCTCCAAAATATCGATATCGAATTTGGTTTAAAGAAAAGCAATTTACACACGAAGCTAGATCTCAATTGTTGTCATATCTTACAAGTTTAGGTGATTTGGTTAGAATGAGTGATCATACAAAAGAAAGCTTAGGTAAGCCTTATGACTGGATTTGGGGATCGTACGTTTATTCAAACGATAGAGATATAGCAACCTTTATTAAATTAATACATCCAGATTTTGTAAGAGAAGTTTCTGAGTTCGTTTGCCCGGAGAATAAATAATAGTATTATTCAAGGAGCCCTTAAAATGGCACAGATACATTCAGAAAATATTGTTATTACATTGAGCACATTGACAAAGGACACAGATCTTAATCATCCAATACTTGCCAACGACGATGTAAGAACAGCTTTAGAACAAATAGCACAAGAATTAGTAGGTTCAGGTGTTATTGTTGAAGTTAAAGTAGCGTAAGTAAAAACCCAAATCAACTAAAGAAAGAAATCAATGACTAAAAAAGTAATCGGTGAAAATGCCTCTTCGCAGGCTGACGCTGTAGCTGCTATCAAGGCAGCAGCAGCACAAAGACAAACACAACAAAGCATGCCTCAACAGGATGCAGTTTCGTTAATTAAGCAAGCGGCTGCACAACGTTCAGCACAACAACCACAACAGCAAGGACAACCATTTGACTTTACTAAATGTCATTTACACATTGGCATGCCTTGCTACGGCGGTAATGTTAGCGAGCCCACAATGACTTCGCTATTGCGCTTTATTCTTATGGCGCAGCAAGTTGGTCTAAATTGGTCATTGGACACTATGGTTAATGAGAGCTTGGTTACTCGTGCTCGCAATAACTTAATGGCTAAAATGATGACTAATCAAGCTGCTACACATTTTATGTTTATTGATGCTGATATCCGTTTCCAGCCAGAATCAATCCTACAAATGATGGCATGCGACAAAGATGTTATTGGCGGCTTATACCCTAAAAAAGCACTACCGGTTAATTATGTTATTAACCTAAAACCCGAAACTAAAGTACAAGGCGATATCTTTACTGTAGATACTATGGGTACCGGCTTCTTAATGTTTAAACGACATGTATATGAACAACTATGTGCAGCACATCCAGAATGTAAGTATGTTGATGATGTTGGACTAGGCAAACAATACGAACCTACAATGTATAGCATCTTTGATGTTCAAATTGATGCTAAAGGACATTACCTATCCGAAGATTGGCTATTCTGCCGTCGCTGGTCTGCTCTAGGTGGCGAAATCTGGGCACACGGTAAAGTCTTGTTGAATCATATCGGACACTACGAGTTTGTTGGCGATCTAAGCAAGATGCCACAATTTGGACAACCAGTAAATCCTGATGCTGCACCGGGTGCGCCAAGAGCACTACAGGATGCTATCCAAATGGCTCAAAAAGTCCCAGCTTAAGGACATATTATGGATAATAAAGAAACACTAACCTTTAAAATTGGATTGAGTAGCACGTCTGATAAAAAACAAACTGAGTTTAAAATAGGTATTAACGGAAACACGTTAGTACATAGTAAGCTATCAAAATCAGTTAATGAAACTGAGTATTTTGAATTCAGCCACGAAATTGCCGAAGGCGATAATGTGTTAGAAATCAGTTTGCTTAACAAAGGGTTTGGTGATACCGTTGTAGATTCAGAGGGTAACATTGTTAGCGACTTACTTCTTAACATCGATTCTATTGAAATTGATGAGATTGACCTAGGCGCACTTAAATGGACCTTGAGTTCTTATGATCCAGAGTACCCCGAACGCTATAAAGCAGAAGCTGTTAAACACGGTAAAGAATTATCCAACGATATAAAAAATTGTGTTAATTTGGGCTGGAACGGTACATGGAAACTTCCTTTTACCAGTCCTTTCTACATTTGGTTACTAGAACACATTTAAGCTAAATACAGCAATATAATGGAAGATCCATGTTTATTGCTGATTTATTTGAAAGTTATGTAGCAGAAGCCGGCCCGCAGTTAGTAGTACTATACCCGGGCCGTTTTCAACCTTTTCATCTTGGGCACGGCGAAGTATTTCGTAGCCTACAAAGTAAGTTCGGACGCGACAGCGTTTATATTGCAACTAGCAATAAAGTAGAACTACCAAAAAGTCCTTTTAATTTTTCCGATAAATCTACACTAATGCATGCAGCTGGTATTCCTAGCGATCGCATATTAGAAGTAGTAAGCCCTTATAAACTTCCCGAACCTCAATTTAATCCCGCTAATAGTATTTTCATAGTAGCCGTTGGCGCTCCAGATCGAGAGCGTCTGCGTCCTGACAGCGTTAAAAAAGACGGCACTCCAGGATATTTTAAAACTTTTGAAAGTCTTGATAAATGTACAACTGCTGATAAGCACGGTTATGTAATTATTGCCGATGAGCGTCAAAAAGTAATTACTATCAATGGGCAACAAGTAGATGTAAGTCACGGAACTCCAGCAAGAGCAGTTTGGAATGACGTTAGAGACAATCCAAAGTTACGATCAGAATACTTAATGCAAATGTACGGGCGAGACGACCCAGAACTAGGCCGTGTATTAGATAAAATTCCACAGACTGTTAATGAAGATTGGAAGGACGATTATTCTCCCGAACAACTTCGTGCCGGAGAATTAGCTTATAAATTAGACAGACACGATCAATATAATACTGGAAAATATCCAAAAAATCAAGATAATGTTGTGCGCCAGACTGGGGAAAGACCATGGGATACAAAAACTGTAGATATGCCTGGCGATTTTAAATCAAATACTCAAAAGACAGCCCTTGGTGATAAAATAGTAAACGATCCGTATAAACCCAACGACATGGGTAACCCATGGGATTGGGTGGATAGCGAAGCACTTACTAATTATAGAAGAAAAAATCGTTTTTACGAAGAAGCGGCTGGCGTTGGAGTAGTCAAGGACGGCAACGACCCACGTTACAGCATGGCTACAATGGGCGATGATAACGACGTAACTGCTGCTACACTACCTCGAATGATGGCAGGATATCATTTAAATAAGAAGTACAAAAAATTAAAAGAAGAAATAGATACGCTTAAAGAAAAGTGGTCTGCAAAATACAAACGCAGTATTAACTGTAATAATCCCAAAGGCTTTAGTCAGCGGGCACATTGCCAGGGTAGGAAAAAGTAATGTTTAACAGAATGCTACGCTTCGATGTACATTGTCATTGGAGTGGAGAGCCTCCTGTGTATAGAATATATGTGGATGATGATTTAATTACCGAACGTACATTTGGTTATGCTGGATATGATTATTATATACAAGAAAACGTAGTATGCGATTTAACACCCGGTGTGCATTGTATTAAAATAGAAAATTGTTCTAACAGTGGTAATTTCCAGTTACTTAAATTAAGAGTAGATAACGCAGAAATGCCTAAACAACCAGGCAAAGACGGATACGATAACAAGCAATGGACCTTTGCTTGTAATTACTAAATATTAGATAAAGTAAGGTAATAATATGAAACCAACAGAATTTATAGTAGAAAATAGCGTAATTGCACAAGAAGCCGATGATATGCACCGCGATCACGAAGTACAAATGGCTCGTAGTCAAATGTATTCTGCTGCACAAGCTGCAATTGAAATTCATCGTATGCTTAAAGATATTAGTGAAATGGAAGGGCTTGAGGGTTGGGTACAAAGCAAACTAACTTTAGCTAGTGAATACCTTGAAAGCGTTCGTGACTATTTAAAATACGAAGCGGTTAGTCAAGAACAGGAACTAGCTGTATTTGCAGAAGATGCTGCTGAGTATGCTCTTGAGAAAATGATTAATGAAGAAGCTTCTGCAGGAGCCTCAGGATCAAGTGGTATTTCTATTAGCATGTCGGGTGGAGGTACTCCAGGTACAGGCAAACCAAAGAAGATTGCTAATGCACATAAGCCTAAGAAAATTGCTGTAGGAAAAGGCGTTTATTAATGAGTAATATGCGCGATCTGCTAGAAAAAATGAATCAGTTCGCTGGTGAGAAGGCGGGACAAAAGCCTGGTGACCAAGTTCGTGGTATCGAACCAATGCCTCGTAAAGGTGGCGGGAAAAAACATCCTTATGCTGGCAGATTGGTTGGCGCAAATGAAAGCTCAGACAATTTATTAAAAGAATTAAACACAGTCATAAACAGCGATCCGGTTAAAAGAGATTTATTTAAAGAATGGGCGGAATTTAAAGAAGGATTTGGGGATACAGTTAAATCCACGGCTGATAAAATTGTTTCAGCCGGCAGTGCTACTAGGGACGCACTTAGTAGTGTAGTGGATGCAATCCCAAGACCATTCGACGAAAAAACTTATCAAGATCGAGTTACACAAAAGCCAGTTGCCAAAGCAGACTGGCGGAACACTGACAGTAAAAAAGTACAAGAAGGAACAGCTCGAATCGCTGTAAGCAGAGATCCCGAAGATCCAGATAATTACGATACGATTAGATTTCATCGAGAACTCCCAGATGGTTCAATTATTGATATAGAACCTTATAGTGGATCGCATCGTAATTATTATCAACAAATAACAGGTAAAGAACCCGGGCAAAGTCCTACAGAAAAAGCAATGACTGATACTCTTACTAATATGATGCGAGAGCCGGTTAAAAAAGGCCCGGTTATCAATGAACCAATTCCGCTAGAACCGCAAGATAAAATTACACCAATTAAACAAAACCCTGATTCAGACGAGGAAGATGATATAGTTGCAGAATGGGGTGCATCTGGTACTGCTGTTGGTCCAGGGAATGATGATGCTGATCCTGTTGAGATTGCAGCACAACGAGCACAACAAGTGTCAGGTAAAACAGAACAACACAATCAGCTAATGAATCTAGTTGCACAAGTCAATGGTGCTAGATCGCAATTAGCTGACTTAAACAAACAATTTCCACAAGGTGCAAATCCAGTTGAAAAAGCAATGAGCTTGCAACAACAACAAGCCCAAAAGGTTCAGATAAGCAGACAAATCGAAGACCTCATGACACAGGTAGCAGCATTAAGATCACAGGCGTAAAATTATGTTCATTAACGATTTATTTAAAGATAACGAAAAACCCTTAAACGAAGTTAGCAATGAATTGCTAGGACGTTATAAAAAAGCTGCTGGCGCTGATGCATCAGCTGCGGACAAGCGTGGAGACATTGAACGCGGTAATAAAAGATTTAAGGGAATAGTTAAAGCTACTGTCAAGCAAGGCGAAAACGATGTTAAGCGACACAAAGAGCAAGGTGTAGCGGAAGGCAGTAGTATTCTTGATATTCTTGATGTTCCTGAGAAAGTAATTCGTACAGCACAAGATGCAGCACGTGGTATGCCAACTGGTACAGTACCAGACAGTAAAACTGATTTAGCAAATACTGCTGCTAAGGTTGGTAAACAGGTAATTGATACCGCAAAAGATGCGGCACGTGGTATGCCAACTGGTACTTCACCAAAACCACAAAAAGAAAAAGGTGTAGATAAAGATGTTCAAGAAGCATACGACACTAGCGAAGGCAACCGTGAATATTTTGATGATATACAAGAGTGGGCACAAGCCGTACTAGACTTCGGGGGCGAAGTCGTCAAAGCCCGTGGCGTTTATGTAGCACACGGGTGGGAAGGCGAAGCTGGAGAATTTGACCCTGTTGCTGGCGAAGGTTGGTTAGTTAGCAAAGTTATGCGTGAAGGTGCAGAGACCTCGGGAAACAAAGTTAGTTACAATGGCCGAGTCATTGGCCACATTGCAACTGACTTAGATGGCGATCCAATGGGTGTTGTTTATGATGGTGAAAACAGACCATACGAGATTTACGGCTATAATGATCTTGATGAATTAAAGAATGAAATGATTCATGTGTACATGGAACGAGTTCAGCGAGGTGTGGCAGAAGGCTCGGAAACACACAAATATGAGGTAGTCGTCAAAGGACACAAGAGGTCATATTCAGTCTGGGTTGATGCCAAAAACGAAGAGGTTGCTATAATTAGGGCACAGCAATATGTGGCCCGAGAACACAATGACACCGCAAAAAGAGCAGCAGTAGTTGATATGAAGAAAGGTGTAGCGGAAGGTATTAGTGTTGTTGATTCAAACTACGACCTAGATCAAATGGTATTAACACTTGACATAGAAGGTACGAAAAAATATTTTACTTACTGGGATTATGACGAAAACTTTGCGAATGCAGAGCGTAAAGATGTATTTGCTCAACTGCAAGAACAGCCTTGGTATGCGGGTCTAGATCATCCTACCAAAATGGAAATCCTTGACGCCGCATATAAAGCCATACGAGGAGAGGAACCCAGCGAGTATAGACCAACTGTAGGTGACGAACCTTTAGACGAAGCAGGTCCATTCTCATACGGTGCCAAGAAGCCACGCAAAGGTAGTGTAGCAGATCTAGCAGCTAAAAAACGCAAAGAGCAGGAACGCGGCCAGCGGCCCATCGAACCCCGGGATCAAATGGTAGGAGTTGCTAAGATCCTACCAAAAGATGTGTCGGAAGGTAAAGAAGATTTAAGCAAGTATTCTACTGAACGATTAAAAGCCTATGTTGAAAAAGTATCAGGTGGAGGTGTTCCAGCATTTGGTTCTGGAGCACAACTAAAGCGTGTGCAAGCGGAACTAAAGCGTAGAGAACAAGGTGTGTCAGAAGCCTCTGTGCAAGACAAACTACATCGTCGTCATCAAGAATTAAGAAAAAAGTCTGGCTTGCCTAACCCTGATTATTATAAAGAACTACAAAAGTCTTACGATATCGAAAATGATCAAGAAAGACTAGCAGCACAAGCAGATATTAAAAAGAAATACAAAGTTGCTGAAGCTCGCAAAGCTGAACAAAACTTTGATATTGAAGATATTAAAAACTTAGAATCTATTAGAGACCTTGCTACACTAAAATTACAAGCATTTAATTTAATTAGTCGTCCTAGTGCTAAACCAATGAAACCAGAGAAAGTTGAATGGTTTAAACAGCGACTAGAAGATCTTAAGTCACCAATGGCAGTAATTAAACTAATGTACGATTTATTGTTAAGCGGAGAAGGACACTCGGTAATTGGTAGCAGACATAGTATGAAGGCCAATACCTATAGAGACAGATTTGGCGAAAGTAGTGATGGGTCAGTAAAATATGAATTTGATCTTGGCAATGGCAAAAAAGATTATAATATAGAGAAGCCAGGCAAAGCCGGGGATAAAGTCGAACCTGATACAAGTAGAGCCGAAGCAAAATATAAACTTAACAATCCTTTGCGTAAGGTAAAATCAGTTAAAGTTGTTGATAAACCACAAGAAGACAAATCGCAGGTCAAAAACGAAGACATAGAAAAATATGTCGAAGAGCTAGAGCGAGCTGGTTATGAAATAATTACAGAAAAGAAAATTAAACAAAGGCTTGATCCAAAATGTTGGAAAGGCTACAAAAAATCCGGAACTAAAATTAAAGGAGGGGTGCGTGTTAATAATTGCGTACCAAAAAAATAAAACATGGACCCAAAATTTTTTAGAAAATACTCAGACATATTACGCGAATTTGGTGCAGACAATGGCCCAATTGGTGTAGCTGGACGACAACCTGCGCCAGCTGGTACAGCACCGGCAGCAAAGCCAGCACCAGGTCAGCCTGCTCCTGCTGCTCCTGCTGCACAACCACAGCAACAAGGCGTAAGTCGTTTTGCAAATACTGCTGATGCGTATGATAGTGGCATTGACGGTCCCGCCGGACAAAGAACAACTATTAATACTAGCACTGGACAAAGACAAACTAGCGATGCATCTGGAACTTCTACTGTTGATGCATCTGGAACTCCTATATCGCACACTACTCCTAACTTAGGTGGTTATTCGCAAACAACATATACAGGCAGTGCAGGTAAAGGCCCAGCCAGTGGAGCACAAACTACAAACTATAGCCAAGGTCCGTTGTCGGTTACTAGAGATACTAATGCTGCTGGAAAGCAAACATCGTCGTCGGCAGAATACGATATGGGAGTTGCAAAAGCTACAGTGACACAACAAGGCGATGAAAATGCTCCGTTGCAAACAAACATGCAGACCACACAACCAGCGCCGGTGGATGAGGATGGTATTCCTACAATATCAGATCCTAATCCAAGAGAACAACCGCATCCTGCTGATCAAGCATTAGGTGCATTGCGTACTCTTAGAAAATTAGCCGGTATAGATCGCGGTGATATTGAAGGTGCAGTTAATCAAGAAGTAACTAATATTGTACGATCACCACAGGACCCTAGTAGCAAAAACGTAAGCTTTATAAATCGTTTCTTCGGTCACAATAAAGATTAATGCGAGATTTTATACTAACTGATAATACATGGAATCCCAACGGCCATTGGTCTTTACCGCTACCAGGATATTTCGCTCCTAAAATATATCACTTAGAATTATTTGACCAAAACGGATACGATCTAACCGAGCTTGAGAAATTGTTCGCCGATGTAAATATGGCAGACACAGACCCCCATCGTAGTCACAGAACAGCAATTAAGCGTCCATGGTTTGACCAATCAGATAAAGTAGAAGGTGCTATACTTAATCATAGTTTATTGTTTGAACGCAAAGGATTCGAAGGCGAAGCACTTAGTCAGCTAAAAATGTGGACTAAGTACTTTCCACGCATATGGCAGCTAATTAGATTACGTCCTAAGTGGGGACTTGATTTTAGTATGGATTATGCTGATGCCTACGGTAACTGTTTTGAAATCCTACACTGGGAATATGATGGCTTTGATTACAACGAATTACAAGAAATTAAACAGACAGTCGAACCCATTCTATCTAGCATTGACTGGGACGATGCTGCACAGCAACTCTTAAAGAAAAAATCTGAGTGGCATCATCTGGACTTTTTTGCACAAAGCGAATACAAGTGTAAATACTTTGGTATTGTTAAAGAACGTTTTAAAATGGTAGCATGGGAATAACTCAAGGAGAATAAAATGGCAAAACCATCAACATCAAGTAATAAAAAAGCGATCAAGAGCGTATTCAAGCTTACTAGTCAAGGTGGGCGCAGAGCTAAAACTAGCGCACTTAATAAAAGCGAAAAGCGTTCGCACAAAGCATATCGTGGGCAAGGCAGATAAATACTCGTATTAAGGTTTTATTATGGACGAGTTACAACGAGCACTTAAAATTGCTTTTGCAAGCGAATTTTCTTTTTACTTAAAAGCACATTATTTTCACTGGAACGTTGAGGGACCTAATTTCCCCCAATTACATGATCTGTTTGGTAAAATTTACGAAGAAGTGTATGGTAGTATTGATACATTTGCAGAAGAAATTCGCGCAACCGGCGCATACACCCCAGGTTCGTTTGCTCGTCTAAGTATCCTAAGTTTAGTCGATGATGAAGTAGAGATTATACCTGCCGAAGCTATGTTATTAGAACTTCTTGAAGATAGCGAACGAATGGCAGAAATGTTTCGTATAGTGTTTAATGCTTCTGAAGAATTAGGACTGCATGGGTTAAGTGACTTTTTGGCTGGACGTCAAGATGCACACAAAAAACATTCTTGGATGCTAAGATCTACTCTTAAATAAGAGTATATGTCAATCAAATTAAATCCAGAAATTGGATCCAATTTCTGCTATGCGCCTTGGACCAATATACACATCAATACAGGTGGTGAATACAAAACTTGTTGTGCAGGCACAGATGTTATTGGAGATTTGAGGACCGTTCCAATTTTGGATTTATTATCCAATCAAAAACTAATTGAAATTAAAAATTCAATTATCAACAATAATACCCACCGCAACTGCCAGATATGCTATCGCCAAGAGCGTCATAGTTCTGTAAGCGAACGTGCTTGGTATAACGATATTGCAGATAATCAATCTGTTAATATTGACGATATTACAGAAACAAAATTACAAAATTTAGATATACGCTGGTCAAACACTTGCAATTTAAGTTGTGTTTATTGTGACCACGAAGCTAGTAGCCAATGGGCTGCATTAAAACAACTTCCAGTTGAAAGATTAAATTATGATAATACATTACCAGATATTATCAAATTTATCGAAACAAATCGATCAACACTAAAAAATCTAGCATTACTTGGTGGCGAACCTTTATTACAAAAAGAAAACGATTACTTACTAGATGTAATCAACGAGAACGTTAATATAAATGTTATTACCAATTTAAGCGTTCCACTAAAAAATAATCGTATTTTTCAAAAACTATTGTCAAAGAAAAATGTAATGTGGGATATTAGTTTTGAAACAATCGAAGATCGTTTTGAATATGTACGACACGGCAGCAGTTGGTCTCTTATAACAGAAAATTTAAAACAATTAGCATACGCTATAAAAGATATTCCTGGGCAAAGAATTGGCATCACTAGCCAATATTGCATATATAATGCTATGTCCTTGTCAAAATTACACGAATACTTCGCAGATAATAACTTACCAATGATGCGTTGGAATGAATTGCATTATCCGAACATATTAAGTGTATCAAGCTTACCTCAAGAATTTATTAATCAAGCAATTAAAGAACTTACAAATTCTATTCAATATCACTATTCGCCTGTACAAGAAAGATTTTTACAAGAGATGGCAAATAGTTTGCAAACTATTAAACCAACAAAATCAAATTGTGACGATTTATATAGTTGGCATCAAAAACAAGAAGAAACATATTGGCCCGGATTTAAATACAAATTTGCAAATCTTTGGCCGGAGTACAGATAATGATTTTAGTTTATATACACGGAGCAAATGCTACCAGCGAAAGTTTTAATTATATACGTAAGCACATTGGTGGCAATGATTTAGTAATTAACTATGATAGTCGAAATGGCTTTCAAAAAAACTTAGAGGATATCGGCGAACAAATCAAAGATTACAATGATATCTTTTTTATTTGTCACAGCCTCGGGGGAATTTATGCATTACATCTCGCAAATAAATTCCCTGACAAAGTTATTGGTGCAGTTACATTAAGCACACCATATGGCGGTGCCGAAGTAGCTGACGTAGCAAAATATTTTTTACCTTATAGTCGTTTATTAAAAGATATTGGCCCTAATAGTTGGGCTATGAGAGAAACAAGGAAAATTCAAATTACACAACCTTGGTGTAATGTAGTTACTATTCGCGGTGATAGTCCTTGGGTAATGGGAAAGAATGACGGTGTTGTGACTATTAATAGTCAAAAATATCGAGAAGATATTATGGACCTAATAGAATTAGAATACAACCACTATGAAGTAGTCTTAAGCGATCGGGTAATTAACTTAATAAAAGAAAGAATACCAAAATGATTGCAGACATGATAATAAGCGGATTTTTTGGAGCACTAGGTTGGATGGGCGCCTTTTGGACTGTAGATAAAGTTCTGCCAGAAAAAACAGAAACTCAAATTTGTTCAGAATGGAAAGAAGAAGTTCAAGCCGATGGCAAAGTAATAAGGACTCGATCCTGTGAGCCAAAAAAATAAGAACACACCTTAGGACCGTGTGTGGGCGGCTGCTGCCCTATCCAGAGGAGTCGTGCCCTGAGGATTAAAGTGAGCAAAGTTCTCTTGCAATTCTTGTTACATTCATCTACAATATTATTTTTAACTTAGGAGATTTTATGAGCTCACGTATGTTCTCTTCTGAACAAAAGGCTAAACTTACACAAATCATTAATGAAGGCATGACGGTCATGCAAGAAGTAGAGGACCTTAATGCTGGACTAAATGATACTATCAAAGCAGTTGCTCAAGAAATGGAAATTAAACCGGCCATTCTCAAAAAAGCAATTAAGATCGCACACAAATCTAAACTAGGCGACGAAAATGCCGATAATGAAGAATTAAACACTATTCTCGAAACCGTAGGAAAAACTCTTTGATTGATGTTATAGCCGGAATTTTTTCTTGGATTAAGGATGACTTTCGTTCTCACCCCGTTAGGTTCGCTCTTGAGCTCCTTGCTTGGGCTGTTAGCATTGGCTGCTCTATCACGATGGCAGTCACCGTCCCTAATCCTCCTCTTCTCATACTATATCCTATCTGGATTAGTGGCTGTGCAATTTATGCGTGGGCTGCTTGGTCTAGGAAAAGCTTTGGTATGTTGGCTAACTATCTCTTGCTAACCACAATCGATGCAATTGGTCTTATAAGGATGTTATAATAATACATGAGTTATGTTGATGCATTGTATGACCGCGGCTCGGATCGTATCCATGTTGTTGAACGAGTCAATGGCGGAAGGGTATATAAAGAATATCCGGCCAACTACATCTTTTACTATGATGACCCTCGCGGTAAGTTCCGTACTGTCTATGGTACTCCTGTTGGCCGGTTTTCAAGTCGTTCGTACAAGGAGTTCCAAAAAGAGCTGCGTATTAATTCTAACAAGCGTCTTTGGGAATCGGATATTAATCCAGTATTCCGCTGTTTGGAAGAAAACTATATTGGAGCCAACTCGCCAAAACTGCAAACTGCGTTTTTCGACATTGAGGTTGACTTCGATCCCGTAAGGGGATACAGCCGCCCCGAAGATCCGTTTAATGCTATTACATCTATTTCAGTTTATTTAGATTGGATGGACAAACTAGTTACACTAGTAGTTCCGCCAAAATCGTACAGTTGGGAAACTGCACAAGAAATTTGTAATGGGTTTGATAATTGTTTTCTTTTTGAGAGAGAAGAAGACATGCTCAATACATTCCTTGATATCATCGACGATGCAGACATTCTAAGCGGTTGGAACTCAGAAGGTTTCGATATTCCCTACATGGTAATGCGTACTACCAAGGTATTGAGTAGGGACGATACACGCAGATTCTGTCTGTGGGGGCAATTACCTAAGCAGCGTACATTTGAACGCTTTGGTGCAGAAAATCTAACATTCGATCTTATTGGTCGAGTGCATATGGACTATATGCAACTGTATCGAAAATACACATACGAAGAACGCCATTCATACTCACTAGATGCTATTGGTGAATATGAACTTGATGAACGTAAGACACAATACGAAGGCACACTTGATCAGTTATACAATAAAGACTTTCCTAAGTTTATTGATTATAACAGACAAGATACTATGCTTGTTGCCAAGCTAGATAAAAAACTAAGGTTCTTAGATCTAGCAAACGAACTGGCACATGACAACACAGTTTTATTGGCTACCACTATGGGAGCCGTTGCAGTTACTGAGCAAGCAATTATCAATGAAGCACATCAACGTGGAATGGTTGTACCTAATAGGAAAGGAAAAGATGAACACGGAGACACGCAAGCAGCAGGTGCCTATGTTGCTTACCCCAAAAAAGGCATGCACGACTGGATCGGCGCAATCGACATCAACTCGCTCTACCCGTCAGCAATCCGCGCTCTTAACATGGCACAAGAGTCAATCATTGGACAACTCCGTCCGATAATGACTGATAGATATATTCGAGAAAAGATGGCAGCAGGCAGCTCTTTTGCAGATGCATGGGAAAATATGTTTGGCAGTCTTGAATATACCGCAGTAATGAACGGCGAAGTTGGTACTGAAATTACTATTGACTGGGAGTCAGGAGGTAGTGATATTATGAGTGCTGCTGATATCTGGCGTATGATCTTTGACAGTAATCAACCCTGGATGCTTAGTGCCAATGGTACTATATTCAGTTATGAACAAAAAGCAGTTGTACCTGGACTACTAGAGAGGTGGTATGCTGAACGTAAGGAACTGCAAGCAAAGAAAAAAGAAGCGACTACTGATGAGGACAAGGCTTTTTGGGATAAGAGACAGCTGGTCAAAAAGATTAATCTTAACAGTCTCTATGGAGCAATTCTCAACCCAGGTTGTAGATTTTTCGACAAAAGAATTGGTCAAAGTACTACTCTTACAGGCCGAATTATCGCCAGACACATGGATGCGTATATCAATGAGTGCATTTTCGGAGAGTACAACCATGTTGGCCCGAGTATCATCTACGGCGACACTGATTCATGCTATTTTACAGCTTGGCCTGCAATTAGAGATGAAGTTGAGTCAGGTCGTATGGAATGGAACAAAGAAATCTGCACCCAACTATATGATAGTATCGCAGATCAAGTCAATGATTCCTTTCCAGGATTCATGGAAAGAGCTTGTCATGTACCAAGACAGTTGGGTTCGCTCATCCGAGGAGGACGGGAACTTGTTGCTTCGAAGGGATTATTCATAAAGAAGAAACGGTATGCAGTTCTTATATATGATTTAGAAGGACACCGACTAGACACACACGGCAAGCCGGGCAAAGTTAAAGCAATGGGTCTTGATCTTAAACGTTCCGATACTCCTAAGGTTGTTCAGGACTTCCTAAGTGATTTACTACACGATGTTCTAACCGGTAAAGAAAAGGAACATATCTACGATAAAGTTCGAGAATTTAAACTTGCGTTCCAAGATAGACCGGCTTGGGAAAAAGGCACTCCCAAACGTGTGAATAATTTAACCAAATACACTAAAGAAGAAGAACGACTAGGTCGAGCTAATATGCCCGGGCATGTACGTGCAGCAATGAATTGGAATAACTTGCGTCGTATGCATGGCGACAATTATTCACAGTCTATTGTTGATGGTATGAAAACTATTGTGTGTAAGCTAAAAGATAATCCGCTAGGCTACACTAGTGTAGGCTATCCTACAGATGAAAGTCACTTACCGCAATGGTTTAAAGAACTTCCATTTGACGATGGAGAAATGGAAGGTACTATTGTTAATCAAAAAGTAGAAAATCTATTAGGAGTACTTGAATGGGACATTCCGTCTCACACTGATATTAAGACAACCTTTGATAGCTTATTCACGTTCGAATAAATATGCATATAATGGTGATTTTCAATGACCTTGTCTGAACTTGTAAAATTACGAAACGATCTAAATAAAGTTTTAGAAGTTTCTATCTTAAAACAGGAAATTGATAAGAACTATTCACGGCTACAAGATCTATCAATTGGAATCGATGCAACCTTATCAGAAAAACTAATCTCGATCGCTAATTCACACAAAGAACTAGAGACAGTTATACAACGAGATATAGATAGTGTAAAAACCGTTTATAACGAAGTACAAGATCAAATAACTATCTTAGCAAGTAAGTTTTTTCAGGCTAATTACCAATTTGAACTTAAACATGTAAGCCCCGAATTTATTCGTAAAGTTAGGGTAATGCCAGAAAATCAAGAATTTCTTAATGCATTAACTCAAAGGATTAATTTGTATAGTAACTGGCGATACCCAGCATTGGAGATTGGTTGCAGGGACGGGGACTGGACTAAATTATTAGTTGCCAGTGATCCGTTATATGTTGCTGATGTATTTCCAGAGTTTCTAACATCTTCAATCGAGCAGTTTCCTGAACTATACCAAAGCAGAGTTAGAAAATACTTGGTACAAGATTTTTATAAAATCAATAACTTACCTAAGAATCAGTTTGGGTTTATTTTTAGTTTTAACTTTTTTAACTATCTAAGTATTGATAGTATTAAACAATTGCTTCTTCAAGCAATGGATTGGCTTAGACCTGGTGGGGTAATTACCTTTACTTACAACAATGCCGATCTATCAACATCAGCTGGATTAGCTGAAAGTTATTTTATGACTTATGTGCCCGAATCAATTTTAGTTCCAATGGCAGAGAGCATAGGTTTTGAAACAGTGTTTAGTTACAATTCAGAACCGTCGCACTCTTTCATTGAATTTAAGAAAAAAGGCACACTTAAATCAGTAAAATCATCACAGGCACTTGGTGAAATAAAACCCATTCACCATTGACTTGTCTAAATACATTTGCTAAACTTACAACTATTATTGGAGATCTAAATGAAAGATTATTTACACGACATCGTACAACACACTCATGGCCTTGGATTCATTGATTTAGTAAAGATTACTGGCACAGATTCAACTACTGTTATTGATGCTGTTAGCGAAGACAGAGTTGCAATTATTCAAGCACAATTCCATAATCCTGTTCCGGAGTTTATTGGAACATTTGGTATGCCTAGCCTAGGAAAATTAAATACAATTTTAAATATTCCCGAATACAAAGAAGATGCCGATATTGTTATTACAAAAAAACAAGAAGGCGACCCTGATGGTATTTCTTTTAAAAACAAGAACGGTGATTTTAAAAATGATTATCGTTTGATGACTGCTAATGTTGTCAATGATAAACTTAAAACTGTTAAGTTTAAAGGAGTTCAATGGGGAGTAGAGATTGAACCTAGCGTTGCAAGTATTCAACGTTTAAAGTTTCAAGCACAAGCAAACAGTGAGGAAACTACTTTTGTTGCTAAAGTTGAAAATGGAAACCTAGTATTTTACTTTGGTGACCATTCAAGTCACGCTGGTAATTTTGTATTTGCACACGACGTAGCCGGAAGTTTAACTAAAGCATGGCACTGGCCTGTTGCTGCTGTTATTAGCATTTTAAGTTTGCCAGGAGACAAAATGATTCGATTTAGTGACGGTGGTGCCGCACAAATTACAGTTGATTCTGGTTTGGCTATTTACAATTACATTTTACCTGCACAAACCAAGTAATGCAAGATCAAGGATATTACCCCGGCGGAGGAATGTTATCTCCTAACGGGGAAATATTTTATCTTAATATTCCAAAGAATGCAAGTACATACTTAACTAATACGTTAAAAGAAAACAATTGGGTTCATTGGAATATTCTAGACGATCATTCAACAGTAAAGACTACCATCGCTGTTATACGAGATCCATTGGACCGATGGCTTAGTGGTTTCGCTACCTATGCTGCATTACATTTGTTTGGGTACGGTTACGGTAGTGATCATTTTGTTGAAGATTACAATGACTTATCACAAAGAATCATTTTTGATCAAATAATATTTGATGATCATACTGAACTTCAAGTAAAATATGTTAATCAAATAATAAACTACGAGCCTGTATTTTTTCGTTACAATGAAAACTTAATATTACAAATTAATTCTTATCTTGGATACGATCTAAATACAAGTTCAGTGGTTGATGCAAATAGATCAGAATCAAATTACGATACCAATCAAGTATTAAAATTTATTAATACACAACTTACAAACAACCCAGATTTAAAAGCTCGCGTAATACAAGCTTATAAAGATGATTATGAATTTATAAACAGCATTGAATTTTACAATGACCCAAGATAACTTAACAGCAAAACAATCAGACTATGCAGTGTTCTTGCCTGCTATATCTGGTTTCTATGCAACTTTTATAGGAAAACAACGTGTTAACAATGACTATGTTGATCCTGCTCGTATGCCTAAGGCATTACAGGACATGGAGCAATTCAATTGGCTCAACAGCCAAAAAGGACTCTTCCCCTACAGATGGAGCCTCTACTCAGGCGGACACGCAAACTTAGATCTTGCTAAAGATGATCCTAGCGAGGACATGGTTCGCAAACGCGAAGCAGGAACATTTATGCTAGGCGATTCGGGTGGATTCCAGATTGCCAAGGGCCTGTGGGAAGGTGACTGGAAAGCCAACTCCGGTTGCCCTAAAGCACAAAAGAAACGTGAAGCAGTTCTAAAATGGTTAGATGGTATTGCTGACTATGGAATGATTCTTGATATTCCAACTTGGGTCATACACGACAAGAAAGCAAGCAAGGCATGTCAAATTACTACTCTACAAGAAGCTGTTGATGCCACTAAGTTTAATAACGAATACTTCATGGCTAACCGTAAAGGAAAGAACAACGGTGGTGCAAAGTTTCTAAATGTATTACAAGGCGATAATCATACTAGTGCAGAAGAATGGTATGAGATTATGAAAGATTATTGCGACCCTGCAAAGTACCCAGACACACACTTTGATGGTTGGGCCATGGGCGGTCAGAACATGTGCGACATACATTTAATTCTCAAACGATTAGTTGCTCTGCGATATGATAATTTATTACAAGAAGGCAAGCACGACTGGATGCATTTCTTGGGTACAAGTAAATTAGAATGGGCTGTGTTACTAACAGTAATACAAAGAGCTGTAAGGAAATATGTTAATCCCGCATTTACTATTTCCTTTGATTGTGCTAGTCCATTTCTTGCTACTGCCAATGGACAGATGTATCATCAAATTGATTTACCGCACGACAGTAAATGGTCTTACAGGATGAGCCCAAGTGCAGATGATAAAAAGTATGCCACTGATACTAGAACATTTCGAGATGCTGTCCTTCAAGATGGAATTTTTAAACATTTTGATGAAAGCCCGATTAGCCAACATTTATTAATCAAAGATGTTTGCATATACAAGCCAGGCGACCTAAATAAAAATGGTAAAGAAGGCAAAACTAGTTGGGATAGTTTTAGTTATGCATTAATGATGGGGCATAATGTATGGACGCATATTGAATCAGTTCAACGTGCTAATAGAGAATTTGATGCTGGATCTCGCCCAGCTATGTTGTGGAATCAAAACGGTGATCATACAAAATTTGAAGATATTGTTGAAGCTATATTTTCGGCACCGGACCGTACGAGTGCTGAAGCAATTATTAATCACTACGACAGATACTGGATGGATATTGTTGGAACCCGTGGTTTTAAGGGAAAGAAAACTAAAAACTCTAATACAATGTTTAACGCTCTTTTTGAAACCGTGGAAGATGATATGGACGATATGTCCGAAGACGAAGCAGCGGATATCATGCAATCTCATTTGGAGGACTAATATGAGTTATAAAAGCAGAATCAATCATTTAGAAGAAATGCACAAGTTGTTGGATAAACAAATCAACGAGATGCAGACCAACCACCCCGGCGTAGATGTTGAACATTTAGCCGAATTGAAAAAGAAAAAGTTGCTAATTAAGGACGAAATTAGTAAACTTAATAGATTGCAGTGGGAAGAAGATACTCAACGTACCGGTTATGGAGATGATTATTAATGGATAGAGTCGGACATCACAATGCTCAATTATTTGTTGGCACTGAAGTTGAACACAGTCCAGCATTTGGATTAAAAACATTATTTGTAGTCGGAGTGCAGCCAACCGAACTTATCGAAGCGGCTTATGTTGCATATAAATGCGAGCATATCTATTTTGGTGCTAATCAAAGTTTTCCAACGATTCATACAAATGATGCAGAACGTTGGAGAGAATGGGAAAATATGATAGGATCATTTTTAGCCAAGGGTTACCTATGTACATTAGACATTGATGTTAATCAAGTAGAAGGATTACTCGAAAGCGGATTGACCGAGAAACATAACTTTATTCCGATGATTTCGGTTAAATTGCCCTATATACAACAACTAGGCTACAATGCTATAATTAAACTAGATGACAAAGACTTTGCAGCAACTAACCCCGGCGTATGGTGCCATAGCTTGCATACTTTAATGAAACGTGATATGATATTCACGGATTGGAACAAATACACCAAAGACGAGGTTATTCGATGATTCAAGAACAAAGAGAAACAGCAGAAAGAATTATGCAACATGCCCAAAGACAAATTTGGGTTTCTTTTCAAAAAGAAGGTATTCATAAATATCCCGCAGCATTGGAGGATCCTACACTTGCAGACGTATCATTTCTTGGTTATCCTCATCGCCACATTTTTCATTTCAGGGTGTCAATCGACGTATGGCACAATGACCGTGATATCGAATTCATACAATTCAAACGGTGGCTTGAATCATTGTATTCAGGGGAATCGAATTGTTTGCGACTGGACTACAAAAGCTGTGAAATGATTGCAGATGAACTATATGTCCAGATTGCTAGCAAATACCCCGGGCGCAATGTTACAATTGATGTAAGTGAAGACAACGAAAACGGCTGCACTATTACTTACAATACTCATCAACCTTCTCTATCAATAAAAATCTAAGGAGATTAAAATGGCCGCAAAATGGCTTAAGAAGTACTTGACTATGAAACCGGAAGTTAGTCAAATTTTTGACGAGCTTGACCGATATCGCGAATTCTGTGTTGAATATGGATACCCATATGACGAACGGCATTTGTATAACGAAAAAACTCCTTGGGGAGAATTTGATCGGTCACGCCGAGGTAAGTATCCCCGAAACAATTGGTACTCTAAAAAGGAACGTACCCAATGAGCGGCGCCATGCGCGAAAAGGATAGCGGGGATTACGACCTAGAACGCTTGACTGAATTGTTCGACGAAGCATTAACTAGCAACGATCCTCGCGTTAAGAATGCGCTGCGTCAATTGATGATGATGGTTATCCTTACTAGTGAAGACCACGAAGATAAGGATAAAGGTTTGTATGGTCGTAGAGGTCCGATGCGTAGAATGCAGGAAGACCTCAATGACTTACGTAGAATAGTATCAGATCTAAGAAACGAAATTCAGAATCTACAAAAAATGAATGCGTGGGGCGGCGGATATCGATCTGGTGCTGTTGGTGCTGAACAAGTGCGGTGGCCACAAACACAAAGTCAAAGTAACGGGACTGGCGCAAATGCTATTTCTGCAGCAGATTATTGGAAACAAATAGAGGCAGGAGCAAAATACGAAGCACAAATTTCAGAGGATGCTCTACGCGATCTAAATATTAGAATCAACACTGCCGAAAAAGGATTATTTGACAAATGATGCGTAAGTTATGGTATATGGGCCTAGAGCCTTACAAAGCACGTTACACACTACAACTACAAGAATGGAATCGTGCTGTATTTGAACGTCGTGGTATTAATTATTCTATTGTACCCGGACTAACACTAGACAAAAGTCAAAAGATCAGTGTAGGCCAAGTTTTAGATGCACACGGCCGTACCTACTTTGGTATGAGTCAGTTAATGAACTTAGTTCGTATGATGCAACAAGGAGAAGTTACCAATGAAGATGTTGTTTTCTTTGAAGACATGTTTCAACCCGGTATCGAGAGCTTACCTTACATTATGGATCAAATCAATCCTAGTATGCGTCCTCGCATTGCCGTTCGTTGCCTTGCACAAAGTATTGACCCTGACGACTTTGTTCATGTCTGGGGCATGCAAGAATGGATGGGCCACTATGAAAAGATGGTAGATTCATTTGCAGACATTATCCTTGCATCAAACGAGGAAATGGCTATGCATATGAAAGTTGCTGGCTGGAAGGGCAAGATTTATAATATCAGTGGGCTTGCGTTTGGTAAAGACGAAGTTCGTGGTCGTGTTCCTGGCGAACTAAAGCCATTTAAGGATCGTGCGTATCGTGTAGGCTTTGCTGCTCGTTGGGATCAAGAAAAGCAGCCTGACTTTTACATGGACCTTATTGAAGAATATCATAGACTACAAGCAATGCCGTATAACAACTGGCCCAAGGTTGAATTCGCAGTGTTTAGTGGAAGTGCATTAAAGTCTAATAACTCTAGTTACATGGAGCGTACTCGCAGACTGCAAGCAGAAGGGAAGTTAAAAGTTTATGAAGACCTTGATAAAAATGATTATTATCAACTTCTTAACGATACCCGTGTATTGTTTAATTGTGCTTTACAAGATTGGGTTAGCAATACTGTTAGTGAAGCGGATGCTTTGGGATGTAACGTCCTATACCCTGCCTATAGATCATTTCCCGAAACCTTTGCGAATGATAGTGACCGCTTGTATGTCCCTTGGTCACTACAGGACGCACTTGGCAAGATCGTTAGACTATTGGAACAACCCCACAATAATATGGGCAGAATTTCTGATTGGACAGACGGCACCATTGATCGTATTTGCGATATCCTTGAAGGCAATGGTGAGCAATGGTTACGTATGAGTACAGACTATCGTAAGCATACACATGAATCCAAGTATTAATCTTGCCGATTGGCACGATGTATTGCAGGATGCCTTGTACTGGGAAGAACTAAACCCAGACAAGGTAATTTTGTATTTTAAATATGCTAATCGTGCTCACGCAGAAGGTTGCCAATATTATGTAAATCATCCGGCTGGCCGGCAACCAGTTGAATTGACAAAGATCCTCGAACAGTTTATAATATTAGAAAAATTACGAGCAGATTATTATGACTGAACTCGATATGTGGAAAGACATGGTTCAAGAGGAGTATCCTGACCTACAAGATTATCAATACGATAATATGAAAAATGTAGCTGCAATTTATTATTACTTTGGGTCAGACAACAACTGGAATCCTAATAATGAGTTAGGTGGGTCATCTGAACATGCTGCATTGTTCGAAAAGTTTTTAGTTTACAAATCATTAAAACAAACAAATCAAGAAGAATACCAATGAAAATAGTTATTACCGGAGGATGTGGTTATATTGGTAGCCATATTGCTCGTTATTTAAAACAACATAACGAAGGTTCAAGTGTGTATGTGATTGACCGCGAGCGCAGAGATCATACATTAAAAGGAGTAGATGGTTTTCTACACACAGACTATGCGTCAAAACAAAGCTTGCTATGGTTAGATGAACTTGAACCAGATGTTATTGTGCATTGCGCCGGCGATGTTTCTGTTAGAGAAAGTGTTGAAGATCCAGCAAAGTATTATGACAACAATGTAGCAAAAACAATAACTTTTCTAAATCATGTTAAGGATTATAAAAAGAAACCGCTTATTCTTTTCAGTTCTAGTGCTAGTGTGTACGGTAATCCTGACCATGTTCCACTTGTTGAAACAGATAGGGTAAAACCTATCAGTCCATATGGACATACCAAAGACATAATTGAAGTGGTACTGCAGAATTACAATCAAGCATACGGGCTACCTAGTGTTTGTTTCAGATACTTTAATGCAGCTGGTGCTGAACCCAACACGTTCGATCTCGGACAAGCCCCGGGCGCAGGACATATTATTGCTAGGCTATTAGAATCTAAAATCAACGATGAGTTCTTTACACTCAACGGAGTAGACTTTGATACCCCGGATCGCACTTGCATCAGAGATTATATTCATGTATGGGATTTAGCCGATGCTCATAATCGAGCTATAAAATGGAACACCAATCAACAATTTGCTGTGTTCAATTTGGGCACTAACAGCGGAATTAGCAATCAAGAAGTAGTTGACTATATTACTTTCAAGTATGGTGCTCTTAAATTGCGAGTCGGTCCAAGGCGTCCTGGAGATCCGGATAAGTTGATTGCAGACGCTACGTTAGCGAATCGTATTCTACAATGGAAACCCAACTATTCTACTATCAATCAAATTGTTGATAGTGCTTACAAGTGGTATACCCGTGGCGTTTGAAGAAATACTTCAATTTGAGAAATTGCTGGCCAAGAAAACTGGCGCACCATATGCCATCATGACCGATTGCTGCACTCATGCAATTGAGATGTGTCTAAGATATAAACAGGTCAAACGAACTCAGTTTACTGCATATACCTACCTATCCGTTCCAATGACCATGCACAAGTTAGGGATTGAATACGAACTAGTACCAGAAAAATGGACAGGGGAATATCGTTTCTATGGCACAGATATTTGGGATAGTGCTAGAAGATTAGAAGATGGCATGTATAGATCCGGTATGATGCAATGTCTGAGTTTTGGTCATAACAAGCCTTTACAAATAGGCCACGGTGGTGCTATACTATTAGATGACAAGGAAGCATATGGCATTTTATTACAGCAGAGATATGATGGACGCGACCTTACAACGCAACCGTGGCAGTCGCAGCGCACGTTCATGGTGGGCTACCATTATCGGCCCACTATTGAAGACGCAAGGATTGGTTTAGAAAAGTTATACTTTGTTAACGAGCCGCCTAAATACCACGAATACCCAGACTTGAGAGATATTAAAATTATTGGAGACACAAATGGTTTATAACAAAATGTATGAAAGCAATGACGAAACAGCACTAGATGCAATGGCAGGAGATGGCGGTTACAAAGAAGGAACATTACATGGGCTCATTCGCGCAAAAATGCAGCGTGATGGTAAAAGATACTGGGCCGGAGACAACATTAGTGAATATGTCAGCGAAGCCGACAAAGCTCAACTAATCAACGAAGCCACAGCGGCATTTGAACAAGTATTAGATACTTTAATTATCGATCGTGATACAGACCCTAACAGTCAAGGTACAGCTCGCCGACTAGCTAAAATGTATTTCAATGAACTAATGGCAGGTAGATATGATCCGACTCCAAACGCAACTGCATTTCCAAATGACACGGATGGAAAATACGAAGGTATGCTCGTTGTCCGTTCAGAACTTAAGAGCGTTTGCAGCCATCATCACCAACCTGTTACCGGCGTTGCTTATATTGGCATTATTGCTGGACCCAAACTTATCGGCTTATCTAAATACACGAGAATTGCACAATGGTGTGCGAGGAGAGGTACGCTACAGGAAGAACTTTGTATGGACATTGCACGAGAAATCGAATTTGCGACTGGAAGTGGGGATGTGGCTGTATACATTCAAGCAACACACGGATGCTGTGAAAATCGCGGAATTATGGCGCACAGTAGTCTCACACAAACCACCGTATTAAGAGGTGCGTTCAAAGATGATCCAGCAACAAAGAAAGAGTTTTTTGATAACGTAAAACTACAACAAGAATTTGCTCCGAGGTGATTATGGAAGTTCAACCTAAAGATACAAGTCGAGGACATTTTTATGTTAGCCTTGTTAAAAGCGCAACACGAATAGCAGCTGGTATTGCTCTAATTTGGCCTCAGAATATTATTCTAGCCGGCATATTTCTAATTGCAGCAGAAGTATTGGGCGTCGTTGAGGAAATAGTCTAGTATAAATTCTTTCCTTTTTGGTCTTAAATAGACTAAAAGGAGGGCAGTATGTCAGACGATAATAACGATGACGTGAAGGCAAATTTAAAAAAGTTTAAACCAAAAAAGCCTAAACTAGCAGTACCGGAAGAGTTTTTACAATCAGCAAATAGTTACGACGACAAGTTAATGTTAGTTAAATTTCTTACTGAACAAGAAAAGGGACGAGTAACATTAATTTTTAAAAAGATGATACAAGCAGGGATAGCAGAATCTAAACAAAAGAAAGGATTAAAATGAAAATCGAAGAAAAATTAGTTAAAATCAATGACAACTTCTCAGTTTATATGTACGACAATGGTTTTATGTTCGAAGTTAGCGGACGAGACCATAGCGAGGAATGGGCCAGTGTAAAAATCATTTGTAACGACCTTGATTCTTTAGTTGCACTTATACAAGAAGCTGCCAAAATGGAACGTGATTAATACATGAAAGTTGGCATTATAGGTATGGGTTATGTTGGCCGAGCTGTTGCGGCCAGCTGGCTTGGTACTCAACATTCAGTAAAATTTTACGATCCTGCTGTAGCAGGGTCAGTCGAAAGTATCAAAGATATATTAAATGATCGACCTGGAGTAATTTTTGTTTGCGTCCCTACTCCAGAGTCCGAAACTGGTGCATGCGATTCTAGTATTGTTCGTACGACTCTAGATCAAATTTTAGGAAATTACGCTGGTATTATTATTGTTAAAAGTACAGTTGAACCTAGTTTTTGGAAAGACTATATCAACTACACCAATCTATTTCATGTACCAGAATTTTTAGTTGCTAGTAATGCTATTACAGATTACTTAAATCCAAAATTTATTTTTATTGGTGGGCATCGTGATCACACTTACCAAGTAATGCGTATTTTACAATTAAGTGCCGTTCGTCTTGCTGTTCCTACATATACTACTGACCTTGTTACTGCTAGTTTGGTAAAATATTTTATGAATGTCTTTCTAGCAACTAAAGTTACAGTATTAAATCAATTTTATCAACTAAGCAAATCCGTAAATGGTAATTGGCAAGATTTCACCGAAATGATTGAAATGGACGAACGTATGGGTAGTAGTCATAACCAGGTACCCGGACCGGACGGTAATTTTGGTTATGGCGGCGCTTGCTTTCCTAAAGATGTTCGTGCTATAATTTCAGCAATGCAAGAACACAATGTTAGTGCAGGTATTATCGAAGCAGTACATTCTTCCAACCAACAATTTAGAAAAGAAAATGAGTAAATTGTACTTTACCGACAAACATGTTAAGTCGTGGATTCATTCTATCATCCGTGAAATTAATAATCAACAATGGCGTCCAGATTATATTGTAGGTCTTAATCGCGGAGGTCTTACTCCGGCTGTTATGATTAGTCATTATCTTGGTGTGCCTATGCATACCTTAAATGTTAGTTTTAGAGATGGTGATGGTCCAGAGAGCAATCTCTGGATGGCCGAAGATGCATTTGGTTATGCAAATCATGATCCGATGGCTTCGGGCGACGGGAGAAAAAATATTCTTATTGTTGATGACATCAACGATAGCGGACGCACACTGCAATGGATTAAAGAAGATTGGCCTAGCGGATGTCTTCCGGATGCCGAGGTTTGGAACGATGTTTGGAATAACAATGTTCGATTTGCAGTGCTGGTTAATAACGAAGCTAGTAGTTTTAAAGATGTTGATTACATTGGAAAATCTATTAACAAACAAGAAACACCTTGTTGGGTAGTATTTCCTTGGGAAGAATGGTGGGAACAATGATCGCTCTTCCCCCCGGTTGTACTGTAACTTACGCTGTTTATGTTGATGTAGATAAACTCACAGACGAAATGGTTGAGTGGTATAAGCTTATCGGAGGCACAACATACGAGGATAAATGGTACGACTCGCGTGGTAGAGAAAAATCAGTTTCTTATGTAAGCTACGGAAAAGGAAAACGCTGCCATCATCATCACAACGGCACAGGTGGTACTCGCTTACATTTTCACGGAGATGACGCAAGTGCTGCTAGTATGTTTATTATGAAATTTTTTGAGCACATCACTAGAAACAATTTGCAGGAAGTAATGGAGAGACATGCTCGAGAGACCGCATAAATATTTGTATGTGGACTTTAATTATTATGTTACATGCGGTTTCCCCAAACGTGCCGCCATCAAAAGGCTCAATTAGCTTTCCTACACAAAGTCTCGAAGAATGTCAAAAAATTAGAGATTACGTTAAAAAAGCATGGGAATCTGACAGATACAGAGTTTCAGCAAACTGCATTACCATAAAATAAAACATCATTCTATATAGCGGCCTTTCTGGCATTCATCCCGCTTTACAAATTCTGCAAGCCTATGCTAAAATTAACATAGGAGAAATAGCATGACACCTGTTACATACAAATACACAAGTACAAAAGAATATCACGACGCATTTCCATGTGCATACCGTCAATGGCGAGCTGACAGTCATTGTAATCTAATCCACGGCTATTCATTTAGCATGAAGTTCTATTTTGGCACAAACGATTTGGATGTGCGTAACTGGGCAGCTGACTACGGTGGGCTCAAAGAACTCAAGAAGATCCTAGAAGATCAATTTGATCACACTCTAATTGTAGCGCAAGATGATCCGGAAATGGAGACATTTAAACTTCTGCAAGAAAAGAATATGGCCAAGATTGTTGTGCTGCCGCGCCTGGGCTGCGAAGGTCTTGCTGACATGCTGTACAAGTATGTTAATGGCGTTTATATTCCTGAAATGTGGGGGCAAGGTGAAGCAGAACGTCTTTGGTGCTACAGAGTTGAAGTACGTGAAACACAATCAAACATGGCTTTCCGTGAAGGCCATAGAGAATGGAATGAGGACTTGTTTGCATGATCAAATATAATATTCATGATGTAGGCGGAGAAGTTGTTAAAGACAACGAAACTTATCTGCTTAAAGATAATCGAACACTAAACAATTTAGTACTAAGTTCTACAAAATTGTATCGTGAGCAAAGCACACGAGGACATCGTCATCCTGGTCAGGAAGAAGTTTATTTCTTTGTTCAAGGATACGGTGAAATGATTGTAGGTAATGAGGATGACACGCCGTTTCCAGTTAAACCCGGAGACATTGTATTAATTCCAGATGGTGCATTTCATCGTGTTTTTAACACCGGCGAAATGAATTTACTATTCAACTGTGTGTTCGACGGAAAGAGAAATCATCAATGAGTAAAATCAAAGTAGCAGAATTATTTTATAGTATCCAAGGTGAAGGACGCTTTATGGGCGTCCCTTCAGTGTTCTTGCGTACATTTGGATGTAACTTCAAATGTGCAGGATTTGGTATGCCCAGAGGCGAACTAAGTGCAGAAGCCGAGGATATTGTAGTACAACATGAAAGAAAACCATATACAAAATACGAAGAACTTCCACTGGTTAGTACCGGGTGCGATAGTTATGCGAGTTGGCACCCATCTTTTAAGGACCTTAGCCCTGTACTAACTTCTGATGCGATCGTAGAACGTATTATGGAAATTCTTCCCCATGGTAAGTGGAAGGAAGAGCATCTGGTTATTACTGGTGGCGAGCCATTACTAGGTTGGCAAAAACAATACCCAGACTTATTAAATCATCCTCGTATGCGTAAGTTAAAAGAGATTACTTTTGAAACTAACGGTACTCAACCGCTAACAGATGAATTTGAAGATTACTTGTTACAATGGCAAATGCCCGGAGTTAACTTTACACGAGAAATTACATTTAGTGTAAGCGCCAAACTACCTGCTAGCGGAGAATCTTGGCATGATGCTATCAAGCCAGAAGTTGTATGCCAATATGAAAATATTGGACACACTTATCTCAAGTTTGTTGTTGCTACAGAAGAAGATGTTAAGGATGCACTAAAAGCAACCGAACAATATCGCAATGCAGGATTTAAAGGTAGTGTGTATCTAATGCCTGTTGGTGGTGTGGAAAGTGTATATTCTTTAAATAATCGTGCAGTTGCTATACACGCAATGAAACACGGGTTACGTTATAGTGATAGATTACAAGTACCGTTGTTTAAAAATGAGTGGGGTACTTGATGACAGAAACTCATCAAAGGACCTTAGCTAGAACGGTGTCTTATCGAATTGTTGCTACGTTAATCACAGCATTATTTACAGGATTAGAAACTGCAATTTTTATACACATTCTGCTAACTCTCATTCATTATGTTATGGAAAGATTGTGGTTAAAAATTAATTGGGGGAAGAATAATGTACATGGACGGGATATTTGAAATGTTTGATTTTTTAAAGAAAAAAGTTAAAGAAACACCCAAGGTAGAAAAAGCCGAACCAAGAGTCAAGGCAAAACCCAAGACTGCAAAAGAGTTAGCCAACGAAGCAGGCGAACCTTATATTAGTGTAGTTAGCGTAGAACTTGATCCTGATAATGTTGGAAATGGTGCATTTGAATTGGATTGGAACGACATATTTGTTTCAAGACTAGTTAAAGCAGGTTATATGCAAAAGAAAGATGATACCGATGCAGAGATTGTAGATCGTTGGTTTCAAAGTATCTGCAGAAATATTCTTAACGAAAACTTTGAGCAATGGGAAGCCAATCAACCTGTTGATGCTCGGCCACGCAGAGTAGATCGTAATGATTTAGGTAACGGAAGGTCTGAGATCTCTTGATCTTATATGTAAATGGCGACAGTCACAGTGCCGGCGCAGAGGCTGTGGTTCCGTATTGTTTTGCCGAAGATGATCCTTTGTATCGAGGATTAGGAAGATTACCACATCCAGAAAATGAACGTGCTAGCTATGGTTGTTTAATTGCTAATGAACTAAATGCTATACTACATTGCGATGCAGAATCAGCGAGTTCTAACTCTCGAATTATAAGAACAACAAGAGAGTATTTAAAGAACGAAGGATCTCCAGATGCTATCATAATCGGATGGAGCACATGGGAGCGCGAAGAATGGTTACACGACGGTGTTTATTGGCAAGTAAATGCCGGCGGTATCGGACACGATTGGCCCGATGTTATTAAAGAACGTTATAAAAAATATGTTGTTAATATCAATTGGACGCACTACGAACAAAAGGCCCATAATGAAATTTTTGAGTTTCATTTAGAATTAACCAAATTGTCCATTCCACATTTGTTCTTCAACTGTTATAGTGATTTTCATAATCAACCGATGCAAGATTGGAATGGATGTTATATTGATCCATATGATCCGGATATGACATATTGGAAATGGCTAACTAACAACGGATTTGAGTCAAACAAATCTTACCATTTTCGAGCAGATGCACATAGAAAATGGGCAGAATTTCTACTGCCGTACTTGACTAAGTTATTATAATATGCTACTATTACTACATGAGATACCTTATTGTAGATACCGCAAATACATTCTTTCGTGCTCGCCATTCAGCCAGCCGCCAATCGGACACTTGGGATAAGCTAGGATTCGCTATCCATGTTACCTTGGCGTCAGTTAATAAAGCGTGGCGCGAACATCAAGCCGACCACGTCGTATTCTGTTTGGAGGGACGCTCGTGGCGCAAAGATTTCTATGAACCTTACAAGAAGAATCGTGCAGTCGCGAGAGCTGCGCTCACGGAAGCGGAAGCTGAAGAGGACCGACTTTTTTGGGAAACTTTCGATAACCTTAAGACTTTTCTTGCTGAGAAAACTAATTGCACCGTGCTCCAACACAGCGAGCTCGAAGCAGATGATCTTATCTCTGGTTGGATCTGGAACCATCCCAATGACAGTCATATTATTGTTTCGTCCGACACAGACTTTCACCAGTTACTGGCGCCGAATGTACAACAATATAACGGTGTTGCCGACGAGCTTCATACACTAGAAGGTATCTTTGATAAAAAAGGTAAGTTAGTAATTGACAAGAAAACCAAGGCGCCAAAAGTCATACCTGATCCGAAGTGGATCCTGTTTGAGAAGTGTATGCGTGGAGATCCAACAGATAATGTATTTTCCGCGTTCCCGGGTGTTAGGACGAAGGGTAGCAAAAATAAAGTTGGTCTCACTGAAGCGTTTGCTGATAAAGATCGTAAGGGATTTGATTGGAACAATCTCATGCTCCAACGATGGACAGACCACAATGGTGTTGAACATCGTGTTCTAGATGATTATAATCGTAATGTGACACTAGTGGATCTTACTGCACAGCCCGAGGATATCAAAGCAAAGATTAACGAAACAGTACAAGCAGGTGCAGTAAAGCATAGCAGGCCAATGGTAGGCGCACAGTTTCTTAAGTTCTGCGGCAAATACGAACTTAATAGACTAAGCGAACATAGCCAAAATTATTCAGAACTATTAGGTGCGGAGTATCCAGGATGAGCCTTCTATTAGAGTTACAACTTTGGATCTTGTTTCAAGGTATGCTTACCGCAGTATCTTGGAGATTCTTAGGGTTTGGCGGCGTGATTGGTAGCTTACTTGGTGCATTTCTTTATCTTTCAATTTTTAGATGAAATATACTGCACACAAGTCCAATGTCCGGACTATTAGACAAAAAGATCCTGGCTTTTTTATTACCGACGGTATTACTGTTGCTGCTCGTGCCGGAGTAGAATTTGATCCTAAATGCCCGCGATATGAAGAAGAAATAATACGAAGAGCTTTTTCTCTTGGCTATATTACACTTGTTGCTAATGTAAAGGATAACGAATTGATGTGGGAGACTCTCAGTTAATGATCGATGATACTATACCGACCCGTATAGAATTACTATGCGGCAATACAGCTCACTTTGATGTAGAAAGTGGAATTAGCTATCGTTGTGATGCTTGCTTTGCTGTGGTGTTTAGCGTAGGTATGCCTAGAGTATGTAAGGAACTGTACGATAAAGAACAAGTGTGGGAGACATTAAGTAAATGACAACTTGGCTAGTATTAGCCTTGCTATTCGTTAAACACTTTCTAGCAGACTTCTGCTGGCAAAGTGACCGCATGATTAAAGACAAAGGACACCTTGGTAGGCTTGGTGGATTACAACATGCTGGGCTCCATGGTGCTTTGACCTATGTAATACTAATGCATTTTCTAGGTATGCAAGCTTGTATTATGCTAGCTGTATTTGATGCTACTGTACATTATTTTATAGACTTCTTGCATCGTAGAGCTACAGTTAAATTAAGTACAGATTCAGATGGCTTTTGGATGTGGATTGGTATTGATCAGTTTTCGCACACACTAGTTTATCTAACAATAGGTTTTATAGTTTCAATTTTAACAATAGAATACATATGATTAACAATATTTACGGAAACAGCAATTGGTTGAACGTGCAAATGTACCCTGGAAATAAACCTTATGTTAATACTACACAACCGGTAGCAGGATTAATTCGTTATAATTCTAATTCCAATGGTGGCTGTATA